TTACGAAATACCAAGGTCATGCTGTAAATCTTTAATCGCCGACTGTAAAAGAATATTCAATCCATTAAGATAATCTATTCTATCCTTATCTGCATTTTTCTCTTCATTTAAAGCTTTAAGAATAGCTGTCTGCTTAGCAATGGCATTTTTGTATATCAACTCTTTTGCTGCACGTAGTTTTTTATTCTTAATGTGTGATGCAACTCCTACACCTGCACCACCTAAAAGAACAGCGGGTGCAGCCAATACAGCAATTCCAGCAACCATTCCTCCACCAATTAAAGCACCTGCTGCTGCTAAGCCACTTGTAATCCCAGCTGCACTTAAACCAACGACCCCTCCCAAATAAAGACCTGCAAAACCAATACCTGCACCAACTCCAGCTCCAAGTGCTCCTGCAATTGCCTCACGGATTGCTGAATCTCCTATTTTTCTGGACCTGTCATTTAATGCCTTATCAGCATCATCAATAACACTTTGAACTGTATTTAATGCATCCTGACTTTGAAATTTCATATCCTTTTTAGATTTAATGTATTCACCCATATACCCATCTCCTATAATTTATTTTGCTTACGGCTCTTTATTTCTATAATAAAATATCAACTCCCTTGAGTATGAAACATTTTCGTCTTTCATAAACAAAAGTGTCATTATGACAATTACCACAAATATTGAAAAGTAAAAGATTATGCCCGCAAAAGAACATGCAACATTATGTACTTTTGAAAATTAAATTTCAACTTAAATAATCCAGTTGTTACAAAGCTTTAACATGATTTACTGACCCCACTGAATTATTTAGTTGCAAGACTACCAATATATACATATATCGGTAAAAAGTACTCAGAAAATAATATAAAATTAAAATTATTATTTTATTTTTAAGTGCTTTTAAAATCAAATGGTCAATCACCCTTTCAGAAAATCTGATTTCAATTTTGAAATTACAAATAATTAGATTACATTTTTACAACATTTTTCAGTAATTTAACACAAGTTCAATCAATAAGAATAAATATCACAAGGTAAAAAGTATATCTAACCTTACAGGTATTCCTTACATATTCCATTCCAATTCCAAACCATCTTTAAATATGAAAACCAACTTTTGTTCTTGGTATACCTTGACCTTCTCTATCATAGCATTCCATAATTCCTCATCAAACTCTGCCAATAAAGCTTCATTTTTCTCAAGCATCTTGATAAAAGCCTTAATGTTCTCCTTTTTTGCATTCCTTTCCTGACGTTTATAATCAATTTCAGAAATAGCCTTCTTTATTTCTTCATAACGCTTTACCAAGCCAGTATATCGCTTCTGGTATTCTTTCTGGTTCATGACCTTACTTGCATTTTCTTCAATACATTTTCTTATAAGCTCTGCCACAACCTCACATTCATTTTGAAGCTTTGCACTTTCCTTATCAAGCTTTGAAGTATCAGTCAAGGTTTTAATTATTGCTTCATAGTCTTTCAATATTTCATCCTTGTTTTCAATAAGACCATTAAATGCCTTTACAAAAGCTGCTTTTAAATCGTCCTCATAAAGGTGAGGAGTTTTACACTTTTCCTCGTTTTTAAATTTATAATTGCACTGCCAGATTATCCTTCTATACTTGCTGGTAGAGTGCCATACCTTGCTTCCGTAAAAACTTCCGCATTCACCGCAAACAATCCTTCCTGAAAAACAGTTACCTCCAGTCTTATATCCTTTGACACCTTTGCACTTTCCAAGTTCATGCTGTACAAGGTCAAATACCTCAGGAGATACAATAGCAGGATGGCTGTTCTCAACATAATACTGTGGAACCTCTCCCTCATTAGCCTTCTTTTTCTTTGTGAGAAAATCCACAGTGAAACTCTTCTGAAGCATGGCATCACCTTTGTACTTTTCATTTTGAAGGATGCTTAAAATCGTGCTTGCCTGCCAGACCTCCTTTCCCGATGGTGTTGGTATTTTGTTATTCGTAAGGTATCTCGCTATACCCGGTATGGTTTTCCCCTCTAAGAATAGCTTGTATATTAGCCTTACAACGACCGCTTCCTTCTCTACAATCTTTGGAAAACCATCCTCGCCTTTTTCATAGCCAAGGAATCTGCCATAAGGAATCATAAGCTTTCCGTCTGCAAAACGTTTCCTATGACCCCATGTGACGTTCTCAGAGATACTCCTGCTTTCTTCTTGTGCAAGGCTTGACATAATGGTTATTAGAAGTTCACCCTTGCTGTCAAGTGTATAAATATTCTCCTTTTCAAAATACACCTCCACACCTTTCTCTTTAAGCTGTCTTACAATTGTAAGTGTATCCACTGTGTTCCGGGCAAACCTGCTGACCGACTTTGTTATAATAAGGTCAATCTTTCCTTCCAGTGCATCTGAAACCATTCTGTTGAAGCCTTCACGCTTTTTGGTACTGGTAGCCGAAATCCCCTCATCCGAATACACTTCTACATACTCCCATTCAGGGTTTGATTTGATATGTCTTGTATAATAATCAACCTGTGCTTCATAGCTGTTCAACTGCTCCTCGTTTTCTGTTGAGACTCTTGCATAAGCTGCGACCCGCTTCCTTGCAATTACCCCTGTTTGCATCGGTGCAAAACGTTCCGCTGTTGCAGGTATTATCGTTACCGCTCTTGCTGTTGACATTGTTCATTCCTCCTTTCCATAAGCTTTAAATGGTGCTCCCTTGCCTTGTTCCTCTTTTCCTCATCCCAGCTTTCACTTCGTGATTTGTTCTGCCATTCCTTTTTAACAATCTGTCCATCTTGAAAAACAAAATCCACCGAGCTGGCTTCAATTACTCTTATCTCCTTTATCACGCTTTCAAAGGTTACTTCATCAAATTCTTCAACTCCCATAACCTCCGCTGATAATGTGCATAAAATATTTTCAGGTATCTGGCGTGATGGACAGACCGCTTTTCCCATCCTGTTATAGGTGGGGCATATCCATACCGGCTTTGCATATTTTGTACCTGCATTATTGACTTTTCTACGGTAATGCTGTTTACATATCCCGCATATAATCCTGCTTGTAAAAGGATACACCCCAAAAACCTGATTTGTATTATAAAACCGTTTTGCATTTTCTTTTAGCTTCTGCTGTACCAATTCAAAAGTCTTACGGTCAATAATGGCTTCATGGTTATCCCTCACATAATACATCGGCAGTTGTCCTTCATTGGTACGTTTTTGCTTTTCTATATGATTGGATCTGAATACCTTTTGCAAGAGTAAATCTCCTGTATACTTTTCATTGCGAAGAATACGGTCTACGGCTTTTTCCTCCCACTGGTTTCCCTTCTTCGTTTTGACCCCCATGGCATTAAGCTTTTTCATAATTACGTTTTTACCCATTCCAGACAAATAATCGTTGAAAATCATTTTTACAATTTCAGCTTCATTCGGAATTATTTCAAGTTTACCGTTCTTCAAGTCATATCCGATAATAGAAAAGCTAAAAGGCAGTCCTTCCTTGAATTTGTTCCTTATCCTCCACTTGCAGTTCTCACTGACCGAGCGGCTTTCCTCCTGTGCAAATGAAGCGAGGATGGTAAGCATTAACTCACCATCCCCGCTCATACTGTGAATGTTCTCTTTTTCAAAAAACACATCAATCTCAAGACTCTTTAGTTCTCTGACCACTTCAAGCATGGTTACAGTATTCCTTGCAAAGCGAGATATTGATTTTGTTATTACCATGTCAATTCTGCCATTCCTGCAATCGGCTAAAAGCCTTTGAAATTCCTCTCTTCCATCCTTTGTTCCTGTTACCGCTTCATCTGCATACACACCTATGTATTCCCACCCTGCATGTTTTTGTATGTACTCGCTGTAATAACTGATTTGGGATGAGAGCGAGTGTATCATTGCATCCTTTCCACTTGATACCCTTGCATATGCCGCAACACGTTTTTTTACTGGTGCTTTTGCCATCAAAGGTGCTATCTTCCTTATTTTGCGTTGCATGAAACCACCTCCTTGTAGTGATGATACCTCTGATTTTGATACAAAGCAACCATTATAATGCGCCTATTACAGGCTTGTATCTGGTTATCAAGAGCCTATCTATCTTTCTATATTCCTGCTCGGTTATAACCCCATTGGCGAGCATTGCCTTGGTGATGGAAAGGGACACCCTGTAGTTCTTCTCCCTCTGGAACTGGTCATGGGTCACGATTCATCACCGTCCTTATTAATGGTATTGAAGCGGTAATTTATATAACAGTCATGGGAACAAAACCTCCTGCCTTTATTACCATAGCTTTTAAAGACCATGCCGCACCCGGTGCAGGTGATGGTATACCATGCCATCCTGATTAGCTGACCCGAGTTATCCTTCCACCATTTCCTGCGGCATTCCTCTGAACAGAATTTTTGGGGATGCCCTTTTCTTCCTTGCAGTAAAGGTTTCCCGCACTGTTTGCATTCGGTACTTATTTCAAGCCTTCTACCTTTAAAAGTACCAAGGTTGTTTCTTCTGCAATATGACTTTATTGTATTTTCAGAAACACCAAGGTCAGCTGCTATCTGAATGTAACTCATTCCCTGATGTCTCATTTGACTTACCCTTTGCTTTTGCTCCAAGTTCATTCTTTCGACCTCCGCAAACAAGGAAGAATTACCATCCTCCCCCGAATTTTTGACAAAAAGAAAGAGCGGTTCAAATTGAAACCACTCTCCCAGTTGTATTTTTATTAAAATCAGCCTGTAAATCCTTTCAGCTTATTTAGGATGTTCCCCTCAGTCAATACTGCCAAACATTATGAAGTTATATTGATTTTATAACTGCCTCGTTTAGGATATTGGTATTAAAACCCGCATCCCTATATCCTTTATAAATTGTGTTGTAATATCTTTGGCTGGGTTTGCCAAGTCTTCTACCTTCATTCATTATATAAACCATTGCAATCACCCATTTGCAGTTTAGGTTTATTTTTATGTATTCCTTCCTGTAAAAACTCGGCCATCCCTCATATCTGTCAAGTGCTTTTTCATCACTTGTCTCCAATTCCCAAACAAGAACCGGAACCTTCCCATTTGCTCTTTTTTCTATAGTGGCAACCGCCCCACTCTCATATCCCCTGAATAATAGCTGATAACCTCTTAGAGTGCTGCTTCCAAGAACCTTTGCTGTGGGGCATCTCATTGCCATCTGGTCAAGGTTTAAATTACTGCCATAAGCAATGTATAAAGTCTTCATTTCAACCCCTCCTGTTCAACGGCTTTGTAGCGGGCTATTTGCCCGCCAGAGCCTTTGTTTTTGTTATATTGCATCTGTATGCCTCCATGCACTGTTGCCCGTCAAGTTTTCCAAAAGGTGTAGTCTCGCTGTCTTATATTCGTCACCAATCAAGCCCAATCTAAGAAGCCAACATCTGAATGTGTATTTCTCATTTTCAGCACTGCTCCTTTGTCTGCTTGCTGTTTTCTGTGTAAGTGCCTGATGGCTTACCGCCATACAAAACTGTATTGCTGCCTTTATCTTGCCCGCATGTGTAGTACCGTTAAATCCTCTAAACTCTATTGTACCCTTTGTAAAAGTGCTATGAAGGTTCAAAAGATGATATCTACTTTCATGGTAATGCCTGTTGCGGTCTTCATTCGGATACCTTGCGTACCATAAATCTGCAAGTTCAACCATGGTTTTTGGTTTTTTTCTATTGATGTCTTCTATAAATTGTTCATCTGCTGGTTTGCAATACCTGCTCCGGTTTGGGTTTACATCAAGTGCCCTGTATATCAGATGTTCCTTGCTGTAAATTAGGTTTGCCAGATTTCTCAATGTTTGTGGTGTATGTTTGCCTATCCCTATATGAACATGAATGCCAGTGCTTGGATTTGCCACCATTCCTGAACCCCTGAGTTTTCTCACAAGTTCTTGTACCGTTTGAATGTCTTCATATTTGCAAATCGGGCTTACCAGTTCAACCTTGTATGTATCACCTGCTGGTGTGCCATTCTTGTGTTCGGGAATTACGCTTGCATCTCTTACTATTTTCCACACTCTGCCGTCCTGTGCCTTAACTTCATAAGCATCGTAAACCCCTCTGATATATCGAAATGTTGTTCTAAAGTATTCTGCCACTGTTTTTGCCGTTTGCTCCCTAGAAAGTCCGGTCATTTCGATTTCGATTCCAAAAGTCTGGTTTTTCATTCAAAACCCGCTCCCTCCATGTGTTTCAGGTGTGTTTCCCTGTAATTACATTAATCACTCTAAAACACATAAATAGCAAGTCAATTTTCAGCAAAACCTTGTAATTAGTCCGTTACAAGCACATTTGTACATTTTCCCAATGAAACCTTGTTTCTAAGTTGAAAATATAAAGTTAAAATGTACATTTTTTATATAATTGATATGTACTTCTGCTTCCTAATTAATAAAAAAGGAATTTGAAGCCTTTATACTTTTAAGTCTTTAACCTCTGAAAAAAGAACCCTTTGCAGGGTTCTTCCAGAAAGCAAGGAGTGCCGAAAGCTGACACCCTTTGTGATTATATTGCCACTTTTTGTTTTCTTTTCTCCAAGGCTTTCTGCAAGGAACTCTCTGTGGCAAAGGAGCAATTGCCTAAAAGATTTCTTAGAAGTACCTTCCTTGCAGCTTTATACTCATCCCCTATGAATCCAAGCTTCAAAAGGAATACCCGAAAAGTAAACTTTTCATTTTCCGTAACAGTCTCCTTTATATATGAGTTCTTTTGAACAAGTGCTTTCAGGCTCAATGCTTCAGCAAATAATGTGTAGGCTTCTATTTCCACCGCATCCAGTGTGGCAGGAAACAAATTGAAGATTATTTTACCATTTTCAAATTCAAGCAGTGGATTTGTACCGTTATCAGGAAGAGCAGGAAGGAGTTCATCGAAGCTTTCAATGGTCTCGGGTCGGAAGTGGTTTACATTGATTATGAAATCCCTGTCCAGTCGGCTTTCAGTTTCCGCTCCGATTGCTTTTAATATCATGCTTTCCTTTCCCGCCACCATATTTAAAAGGTTTCGTAAGGTTGCTCCTGTGTGCTCCTCCATCGTAAGTGTAACCTTTGATGTGCAACCCTCTGTACAAAATTCTGTATCCGCCAAGGCATTATTCAACTTCTCGAGAATTTCCTTGTTGTAAATTGCTCCGGCAGGAATAACCAGTTCGTCACCTTTTGTTATAATCCACTCGTTTCCATTTAAGTCTGCAACAGTGTAGTTAAAGGAAGGCGCTCCTTTGTATGAAACCTCCGATTCAAGAATGACCGCCAACAGCTGTGCAACTTCCTTTCTTGGTATTCCTTTGAATTTCATTGTATAAGTTGCCATGTTCAAGACCTCCTTGTTTTTATTTTTCCTTATAACATTTATCACTCTAAACAGAAGTTATATCAAGCTATTTCTGTCCTCTCCATCGTCCTGAGAGCAACAGTTCCATCGGATCGTCCTTCATGCTCTTACCGCCTAATTCAGATGAGCAGTTCTCCCTTACTATCTGATATATCTGAAACCATATGTTTATCATCTGTTTTCTGTAGTTCTGACCCATAGCAACAAAAGGACTCTGACAAGCAGCACCAGTCGTTGGGTGTTTACTCAAAAAACCAAAATTATCAATTGCCTGTTCGCACTGAAGCCATCTTGCCGATGCCATTGCATATGACTCTAATAGTTGAGGATTAACAAGTTCTACACAATTCCTGTCATTTAGCCAGTTCCATGTTTCCTCGTAAATCTCTTTTGCCTTAAGGTCTGTTCCGTCTCTTTGCCTTGCCGATAAATACTCCTTTGGCTCTGGCATATCCTGCCCTTTTAGTTCCTCTCCAAAATCCAACTGCTCTAATTTCTTTCTGCCGGGATTTCCGAGGAGCAATTTTTCCGCAAGCGGTTTTCTTTTTGCCCCTGAGCCGGGTCTTGCACCACCATGCCCGTTTGCCATATATAAACACCTCCGTAATTTTGATTTTTTATTAGATTTTAAAACCCTGTGAACTGGTTATTTCAAGGCTTTATACCTTGTTTTTGCCCCTTATATACCCTTCTTGAACCATCGACTTTTTGCGTGTCACCCTCCACCCGTTGTGCGAGTAAGGCTGACAGGGATTTTACCTCCCCCTATCCATAAATTACCAGTTGACTTTTTATAATTTTTATGTTTTTTACTCAAAATTCCTATTACCATTCTCTAACAGTTGCACGAACCACAATATCCTTATACACATCAACCGGATTACAAAACCTCACTCTAAAGCTTATCTGTTCTTCCATGTCATCTTGATAAGACTTAATCAGGCTTACATCAGAAGTGTCTATAAGCCGATTAACATCCCTTACCTGTTTTACCGCTTTCCTTAATAGCCTGCATACCTTTGGTGCATCTGTGACAAATTCAAACTCAAACAATACAATATTCTTCACCTCATCGTTACTGAACAACACCTTATTGTCCTGTACTGTAAAACTATATGCCATAATACTTCTCCTCCTCGTTTAAGTTAGTTGAATACCTGCTTCTGATATCATCAAGAAGCACTTTAATCCTTGCCAGATTGTTCTTAACCCTAAAGTACCTTTCCACAATTTCAAGCCCGCCTTTTTTCTTCCATACGTATATATCAAAGTGTGCTCGTGTGGTTCTGCCTCTTGAGATTTCAATATCATAGTCTCCCATGTCAAGATAGACACACCTCTCTAAATCAATCACCTTTGTTGTATAAGGCTTTCCAAGATAATTCAACAATCTTTGCTTTCCTGCTGACAACTTGTCCATTTGCTTACCTCCTGATTTTACCGATTTGAAATCGGTTAATTTTGTAATTTTTTAAATCTCCTTTTCCTGCGTTTTTAATCAATAGAAGGGTTTGCCCAAAAAACAACATTCTGTGTAGTAACCTTGTAACCGCTGTAACCATAGATAATACTAGCTTCTACGGTTTTACTACTCAACTACACCGAAAAACACATAGTATATATATGGGGAATACCCCCCTTATACCTTTAAAATATAGGGTAAGTGTATATCCTTTATATATATAGTATTTTATAGTAGTATGTAGTATATTATATATAAGCCTTTCCATTACTGCATTTGAGCCTACTACAAACATACTACAAGCTAGTTGTATCCTGTTACCCCAAGAAGTCATCTTCCTCTTCATTTCCTTTTGGAATTTCAATAGTATAAACCCTGCAACTTATGCCATCAACCTTCCTTACAGTACTCGCTTTAGTTTTCCCACCTTCCATGAAGCTTTTTATCAAGCCCCGCTCCATGAAGCCTTGGATGCATTTTGAGTAATCAAACCCTGCATCAGTCAGAACATCATTTGCATACTTTACAAGTATTTGATATGTTGTACCATCTACGATATTGCCATACCTCGGAGGACTTGCAAGACCACCAAACTTATCCTTGTTGGCAGCTACCCAGCTTATCAGCACATCCCACGCCCTATCAACATGATCCATCTGAGTATGAAGGTTATTGTTCTCTATAATTTTAACTCCCATTGCAATAGCTTCATTAAAAGCTTTTTCCTCCGTTTCTCCCCATACCATCATACTTGCATAATAATCTGCAAGACAGACGTTTGCAACATTATCCATATGCCCTGATATCAGACCATTGGCTTTAAGTTCAAACCGAATCCTCTCATAATCCTCATTAAGACACTTTTGCTCATTTTTGAGCTTTTCACAAAGCTTTATCATGAATTCCTTACCAGCAAAACCATAGTTCTTTTCAGCCAGAACGTGAACCTGAGAGGCTTCCTCTTCATCCCTCAAAACTTTGCCATAGATTTCAAGGGTTCGGGTGGAGACACCATCTTGGCTGGATTCTTTCATAATAGCTTTTTCACCAGTTGTTATAACAATGTTCTTCCATGTGGGTATATCCTGCAAGCCTCCGTCTCTTCTGCCTCTAAACTTGCCCTGCATAAGCGAAAGGGAATATATAATGTTCTCAAGTGGCATCTTCTTTTCATTCAGTACCTGCAGTTCATCTATTGCAAATGGTAGATAGTTCAATGCTCCACACATCTTTTCCATCCCCACCATGGTGGAAAAAAAGCTTCCTATCATACGCACAGGGTCTCCCCATATCGACAATGCAAGCTTGGTGGTTGCTGTTTTCCCCGATTTGCTGTAGTCCCATATATGGACTATAAAAGTTCTCCTGCTTAGTTTCTCAAGAAGTGGGGAAGCGAACGAGGATGCCACTATAAATCTTGCTATATGCCCCAATCTTCTAATCTTAAGGCACTCTTTCTTCCACAGCTCATAATCTCCCCTTTCCTCAAGGCTATTGAATATTTTTGATGTTTCGGTGGAGTCAGTCTCAAACTCAATTTCACCACCAGTAGTAAATGGGAAGAACTCTCCATCCTTAGTCCAGCCAACTCTTGAAAGAGATTTTACAACTTCCACTGTATCCCTGTTACATGCTTCAAAATCTTCAATGTAGCTTATAAGCTCACTGGCACTGTTGGATGAAACAGGTAGCCCGGTGTTGCCTAAACTAACAAGGCTGTTTTTATTGAATATGTGTGCCCTCGGTGCAGTGACCCTTTTCCACCTTCCGTCCCTCCAGAATGCCATTTCCAGCTTTTCGGAATCATTGTCAAGGTTAACAAACCTTCTGGTTATTACAATAGGACTAAAGGATGCAACGATTGTTTTTTCCAAACCTTCCTTTGATGTGTAGGTTTTTGTTACACCGTTTTCAAGACTAACGTTCCATCCATCAGGAATGTTGAATTCATATTCCTCAAGTCCTGCGAATTTTACTCCTTCACGTTCCTCCCTTGCTTTTACAACCTTAAGCCCTTTAATGGCAGCCTGCTTGGTTTTTACAGCTCTCTCAAGGTCATTCAGGTTAACCCTGCCTTTCAGCTTTGCCTTGGCTTTGGCATATATCGCAGGTTCTTCCTGCCGGGCAAGGGCAAGACAGTTAAGAGTTTCATCACCAAACACATCATCAGTACCCTCAATGGCTTCTATTCTGTTTATAAGAACGTCACCCATACACTTATCCCATTTAAGACCTGTGGCAGGGTCGGCAGGAGCATAATTCATAATGCTGTTTGCTATCACCTCGATCTCTGAATCATCCAGAGGCGGGTCGCACCTTTGTTCATTTTCTGTTTGCAGGGCAGAAAGGATTGCATCCCTTCCAAGACCTCGTCTTCTCATGGTACCTGCTATACTTGTCAAAGTGGAATTCCTCATGCCATCCTCAATATTCTCAGGCACTAAAGGAGCCTTTTTAAAACATTCTTTTTCTGCGATTTCCCTCAAGAGCCAGTCATCAGGCAGTGCCATTTTGATATCCCAAGGTGAGCATCCCTTTGCCCATTCATACTTCCTACCAGATATATGAATACTGCCCGGTGCAACTACCAGACCTCCGTCAGACCTGATATCAATACCGGGCAGAACATCAACACCTGTTTTTATTTTTACATCATTAGGAATAAGGTAATAATCATGAACTCCTGCTCCGGTTATAACCCTTACAGTTTTCTGCCTGAGTCCGTATTTCCTCTCAAACTCATCAAGGGTTTTATCTCCACCCTTTTTCCTATCGGAATCAAGGACAAAGAATTGCCCTCCTGTGGCAATACCTATATTTGAGTTGGGGTGTCCCTTGAAATATCTTTTTATCTTCTCCACATCGTTTGTTGCCCGTTTCTGCCATTCAAAGTGTCTTGGGTGCTTCCCTTTTGAATCACAGTGGATTCCTGCTTTACATGTACACCCGCCATCTTCCGATATACCATGAAGGATAATTATCCTAAACCCAAATTCAGATGCATATTTTATAGCCAGTTCCATTCTTTCGTTTTCCAAATTCTCACCTACCCAGTGTATTGATTTTCAAAGCAAGAAAATCTTGCTTTGATTTTTACAATGAGCAATTGCATTATAATGACGTAATTGCTCTTAAAACTTCCTTCACCATGTGGAACATAGACCACAGAGTTATAATTTCAAGTCAAGAAAATCTTGACTTGAAATTAACCATTTAACTTCTTATCCCAGTCTTCCAATAATAATTCCTCACTTCAACACTTTCTGCTATGCAAGCATAATAATACGTTCATGCCCACTTTTCAGAACATCACTTATGTCAGTATTAAATCTCATAATGGCTTTGAATTCTTCTTTGCTTGGAACCATAGCAACAAGTTCTGCAAAGGACTCTTTTATAGCATTGGCAATTATATCTCCTGTTTGGGCATCAATACCACCAGCATGCCTTCCACAGCTTATGACCTTACTTTCAAGTTCCTTGCCATACATATTTAGCTGAATTCGGTTTATGGCTGTAGGAGATTTAATAGCACTCATGCCATAAAGTCTTTCCATCAGCTTTTGACCCGCTATAGAAACAAACGCTTCAAACCACTTCTTGCTTTTTAATGATAGCTGGAACATTTCAGCTTTCTTTTTGGTAAATGCACGGTCTATCAACCTGTCTGCCACAAACTCAATAAAGTCTTCGAGATACCGCCCTTGCCAGTAGTTGCCCTCAAAATGAGAAGCATGGCTATTGATGTACTGTGTGATTATCCCTTCACGGCATACTGCACCTTTCATATTCCTGTCATTCAAATACTCGGTAATCACCCTTGCACTGGCATGACCTGCTTCCGGTTCTCCCATGATATCCGAGTAGGCAAGTGCCATCTTCCCGGTAAGGAATAGCTCGACCGCTATATCCATGCTCTTCGCTGACTTTTTAGTTTTCAATTGTGCTAAACTCGACATTTATAACCCTCCCATTCCTGTTCCATTTTTCTATTTGAGAAATGTACTGTGAGAACTCTGTTTTTGCTTTGTTCACCACTTGCCCCAATTCCATCGGGTCTGCATTCTCCACGTACTGTTCGTATTGCTTGAGCCTTGAAGAAATATCCACGAACATTTCCCGCATTCTTCTAGAAAGCACATTTGCTTCAAGCCATGCTGCGGTATCGGCGGGAAGCCCTGCCAACCGTGAGGTGAGTGCATCATTGCTTTTTTTAACCTTCAGATTTTCTTCCTGTAATTTTTTCTTTTCATTTTGCACCTTTTCCATCTTCTCTTTCATCTCCTCATAATCATGTGGTACCACTTCCCGGACAGTCTCCTTTATAACCTGCGGTCGGTTCTGCAACTCCTCAATCTGTTCTTTAAGCTTTGTTATATGATTTTCATACTCTCCAATCCGATCTGAATCATCAGTTGAATCCTTTTTTTCTTGCAGTTCCTGCAGGGTATTCTGCAACTCCAATACCCGCTCCTCAAGTTCTGATGCCCGTTTCTTCCACTCAGCTACCAAAGCTTGGCTCTGAGATTGAGTAAGGCTGGCAATGTAGTTCTTTCCATAGGTTTCAAATATTTTTTGCTGTTCTTCTTTTTGAAGCTTCGACCACACTTTGTAACCAACAGAAGCTGGCAGTTCTCCAGTTTCTATTACATCCTGCAATTCTGGTATCAACTGCAGTAACTTTTTATAGTTTTGCATCAACCTACTTGTAATACCTAGCTCATTTGCAAAATCATCTTGTGTTTTCAAAACGAAATTATTTCGCTTTGATTTTCTGTCCCCACCCTTTGAAATACCATAAATCCTCTCAAGTTCCTTGATGCATCTGCCCATCTTCACCGGGTTTGGATTGCCGATACCTCTCTGACGAAGATTTGTTTCTATCAAATCCTTTAGAGCCTTATCCTCATCACCGTACTCCCGAATGTCACAGGCAATCTCTTTTATACCAAGTTCCATACATGCTCGTACCCTTTGATGTCCGGATACTATAACCTTGTCTTGGGTACATACTACAGGTTCAATTACACCACTGGTCTCAATCGACTTTAAAAATTCGGTCCAGTTGTCACCCGTTATATTGTCAAAAAACTCCTCATTCCTTGGGTGTGGAGTTAATTCATCCACTTTTATTTTTATAAGCATTCCATTCCTCCTGTCTGCCCGTATAGAAGATGCCTTTTCTGTTTTTAGGTACAAAAAAAGCACCTTCTTCTACCGGCGCCTTGGTTACTGATTTCTTTTATATTAATATGTTTCTACAACTCAATATCTCCTGCAACAATTCTTTTCTGCCATCGTCAATCATATCATTCCTGAATTCACGATTTGTCTCATTTACTGCATACCTCAAAAAACTTGTAGCAATTTCAATGTTTCTCCCGATAGGGATTTCACTCCTTGAAGTTAGAGACTGGAGCATCAGTCGGTGCTTCAATTGCCTTTTTTTGCTCCGATTTTCCCGCTTCTCCAATACTTGCTTTTTGGTCATATAGACAGAATCCTCCCTTGTTCTATTTTTCTGGGCTTTGTTAGCTTGATAAGCTAAACACCCAATTTAAGACTTCTTTGCACTGCTCAATCTAGCTATAATTTCTCTTATTTCAGCTTTTTCCTCATCGGAAAGTTCTTTCCTGAGTTTCTTTGAAAGTTGGTTGTCAGCGATTTCTAACTCATCTGCCACCTGCCATAACCATACCTTCGCTTTCTTTGCTTCACGTTTCAGATCAAGATTTGCCAT